ACTAAATGGCAACAATCCTAAAATCTGTTACTATTCTAAAGATTTTCCTAACGACTACAATACTGAGGAGGCATATTTTAGATTGCCAAATCATATTCCAGTAATAAAAAAGGAAGTTTCAACAAAGGTTTCTTTTCCAAGTTTACCTAGAGCTGAGGATGCTGCTTATGCTAAGATTCTAAAACCACATCTAAAAAGTGAATTTAAAATTAATAAAGTTCTTTATCATTATGATTACAGCGATTTAACAACCGTTGCTCAAGAATATATACCTAATATAAGAAATAAAAGAAAAAGTAATATGAATCCAATAGTAGATGTGGTTTTTATTTCAAACGCTTCAAAATTAGGGTCACAAATGACTCAAAATGCAATTGATAGTTGCATAAAAGCCGCAAATGGCTTAGAAGTAAATTGTATTGTCGTAGAAGAAAAAAATAATTTATTCTATAAAAATGCAGTCACATACAATCCCAATTCACAATTTAATTATAACAAATTTTTAAATTTTGGAGCAGTTCGTGGTAATGCTCCCTGGGTAATGTTTTGTAACAATGATTTAATGTTTAAAAATGGTTGGCTACATAATTTATTAGCCGCCGATTATCCTATTGTGAGTCCTATTGCAATGGCTGACTTTAGGCAAAAGGATGTTACAGAAAATGAAATAGGGTGGCAGTGTGGCAGAAACTTATCTGGTTGGGCATTTATGATGAAAAGATCATTGTATAAAGAAATTGGTGGACTTGATGAGGATTTTGATTTTTGGTTTGCTGACAATTCTTTAGTTGAGCAATTAAAGAAAATTGATATGCCTCCAATGTTAGTGCCTTCTGCTAGAGTAAATCATTTGGGTAGCCAAACATTAAAACAAAGAAGCATTAGTGATAGAAATGATTTAATGTGGTCTAAGCTAGAATTATTCAATCAAAAATATAATCAAACTTTATTTTCAGAACATCCAAGCTTTATCCAATGGAAAGAATCGCAATCTGTATAACTACTAGGAATAGGCATTCTGTTTTAGATTTTTCTTTAGCAGAATGGAAAAAAAATAAACCTAAAAATGCTAAAATATTTATTGTTGATGATGCATCTACTATACCAGTAAAGAATGCAAATTTTAGGTTTGATAAGCAGCAAGGAATAGCAAAAGCAAAAAATAAATGCTTGGAATTAGCTGAGGATTTTGATTTTGTTTTTTTAGCAGACGATGACATTTACCCAAAAATTAAAGGATGGGAAAAACCTTATATTAAATCCAATCTGAATCATTTGGCTTTGACATTTGAAAAAAATCACAGAAATCAATTTTATAGTCCATCAGTAAGAAAAGAAGGAGAATGGAATGGCTTTACAACTTATAAAGCTCCAAATGGATGTTTGCTTTTTTTAACACAAAAGACAATTAAAACCGCTGGAGGTATGAGGCCAGAATTTAGCATTTGGGGATTTGAACACGTTGAATATAGTCAGAGGATTAACCTACTAGGATTAACTCCGTATCCTTACATTGATTTGCCAAATAGCCTAGATTTATTTCACGTTTGCGATTATTACAATGAGTTTAAAAGTTCAATTCCAATAGATGTAAAAAGAGAAAGTGGGAAACATAATTTAAAAGTATGGGAGGAGCTTGGAGGTAAACCAGAATTTGTTGCTTACAAATGAAAATATTTTATTCAAACCCATTTAGCTTAGATAAAGACATTGGCAAAGCCTACAATGAATACTTGGCCAGCATAAATGCAAATGATGACGATTGGATAGTGATGCAAGACGGAGACATATTGTATCTGACTCCAGATTGGGGGAAGAGAATACATGATGCTTTGTCTTTAGATGGAGACAAGTTTGGTTTAGTTGGATGCTATACCAATCGGCTAAGATCAAAGCACCAACTGCATGGAAAAGCGTTTAGCAACGATTTAAACATTAGAAACCATTACAACATCGCCATGTCATATGAGGGGGGTGGGGTAGAAGAAATCAAAGATTATATTGCCGGATTCTTCATGGCATTTCAGTACAAGACTTGGAAGAAAATTAAGTTTACTGAAAATAGCTTGGCTTTTGATTCCTTGTTTTCCATGAGAGTTAAGGAGCTTGGATTAAAGGTTGGATTGATTAGGTCACTTTATGTTTTCCATTCTTACAGACCTTGGACTGATTTCGAGCCTTGGAATGAGAAAAAACATTTAATGAAATAAATAGTATCTTTATGATAAAATTATTAGTTGACCTAGCACCATTTCAGAAAGGCGAAGTAATAAGCGTAGGCAAGACTTACGACACTTACCTAGTCAACAAAGGGTTAGCAATTTGGGTCAAAATGGACAAACAAGAAATTAAAACGAAATGAGCGTAGTTAAACCCCTCGACATTAGATATTCCTTTTCGGTTGCTACTGAGCCAATTACTTTGGCAGAAGCTAAGGCCTGGATGCAAATAGATTTCTCAGATTGGGATACACTAATCACTAACGAACTTATTCCAGCGGCTAGAAACGAAAGTGAGAAGGCAAGCGGAATGCTTTACGTAGAAAGAAATGTGGTTATTACGAATAACAAAAGAGGAGAGAGAATATATCCAATTGGCCCTTGGGTGGCAGATGTTACAACTGACGAAACAGAGGTAGAAAATTACACCTATACTGCTGGATTTAATAACTCAAATCCTTTGCCTCAAGACCTTCATGTAGCTATGCTAAAAAGGATTGCAACTGATTTTGCATTTAGACAAAACATGATTAGCGTTCAGGAGCAATATGCACAAAAGGCTAGTATTTCAACAGAGTTAAAATATAGAGCAGACTTATTCGTATGATAAATTTTGGCAAGTATGATCAAAAGGTTGAGTTTATAACTTTTTCGCCAGTAACTGACGGAGCTGGCGGAACGATTATAAGTCCAGCAACATCTTTATCTACCTTTGCATCTGTAAATCAAACAAACGGTGGAAACGCTTTGGAGGCTGGGGAAATGGTTTTGCCAAATACTTATACAATTGCAATTCAACATCGCGTTTCTTTTGTTCCTAGCGAAAATTATCAGGTATATTATCGTAACCGCTATTACAAAATTATAGGCGTTCAATTAGATGAGCAACGTCAACATAAAGAGTACATAATTAAAATGGTTGGAGTATAATGGCAGTAACTTTTAAAGGATTGGATCAAGCTTTGGCTTATGTTAAAAAAAAAGAAACTGCAATGGTTGAAGCGGTTAAAGATGTTTTAGCTAACACAGCAACAGATGTCGAAAAACAAGCAATTGCATCTGCTCCAACTCAATGGGAGGGATTCCCTTTAAACATTAAGCAAAAAATTGATAAAAAATCTTCTAACAATGGATTATTATGGCAAGTTGGTGTAGATGTTCCAACAACTGGTGAACAATGGGAGGCTTGGATGGAATTTGGCACAGGATTAAGTGCAAGAGAGATTTTATCAAATCCACAATATTCTCAAGAGGTTCGAACTATTGCTAGGACGTATTATAGAAATGGTAAAGGTCGTATAATTGGGCAGCCTTATTTAATGCCAGCATTTTATAGGAATTCGGCTAATTTAGTAAATGATATGGTAGACGAAATAAATAAAGTTCTAAAATGAGAGAAATAGCCACCGACATACGAATTGCCGTAATTAATGCAATCACCCCTCTGACTCTAAGCGGAGTTACTATTCCAATTTACGATACGGAATTACCGCCAACAATTAATCCAGCTAATTATGTTAATTCAGCTGCTTTTGTTCTTATAACAGACCAAAACGAAGCAGAAACGACAAACAACGATTGCTCAATTAGACAAGATGCAACTATTCAAATTAATATCGTTACAAAGTTTCCACAAGGAAGCGGAGGTAAAAAGCTTTCGGAAAATATTTCCAATGCTATTCAACAAAAAATGACTTTAGATTATTTGACATTACCAGGCGATTTGCAAGCAATAAACATTAGAAAGAACTTTAGCAGAACTCAAATTGAGCAAGGAAGTAGCCAAATCGCTTATCAAAAAATCTTGTCTTATACATTGGATATTTTCCAAGTGTCTTGATAAATAAAATTTTATGTATATTTGTTAAAACGAATAAGCAATGGCAACATATCAATTAGGCAATTTCTTTACATTTGAGTGGAACTCTCTTCCAGTCGTTTGTAAAACTTCCGCTTCTGTTTCTATCTCCAACGAATCTGTAACCGTTAGAAACGATTGCACCGGAGACTATGGAGTGAGACTTGAAGGCGGAGACAAATCAGGTTCTTTCTCTTTCTCAGGAGACCTAGATTTTGCATCTACTGGAGTATCTAACCTTTCAGCTTTTGATTTGATGGAAGACATCGGAAAAGTATTTGAATTGGTTTTTGGTGGTACTGACTCTGGTGACAAAATTATTACAGTTGATGCTCAGTTAAACTCAATTGAGATTACTGCTGAAAGAAACTCTCAAGTTTCATTCTCAGGAACTTTCGATTTTGCTGGAGCTCCTGTTATTAGCGTAATACCAACCTAAACAAAATATATGGCTAAGTACCATTCAGCTCCTTTTAAAGAAGGGGAGATTTTCTTTTACCCAAATTTGGGCGCTTTGGCGAACTTTGAGGATTTTACAGGATTAGGAATTGCAGAGGCTTTTAGTGGCAGCACAATACCAAAACTGGATAACATTTACTCTTTGCTACATGAATGCCATAAAGTGGCTTGCTTGCGTAAGTCAACAAATCCAATAGCATTGGAAGAGTTAAAGGTTTGGATTGACGGTAAAGAAGTAATGAAATTGTTTAACGATGTTTTGGCCGACCTTATTTTAGAGTTAGGCATTAACAACCCAACCGAGGAAAAAAAAAGGTAAATGACGAAGAGCAGACAACTGCTCGAGAATATTTAATGCTGCTCGTGGGGCGTACTAAGGTGCCTTATGAGCAGCTTTTTTCTTTAAGTATAAAAGAGATTAACGCTTTACTAAAAGGCCATGAGACAGACTATAAAGACCTAATAGAAAGCCTTAGAGTACACGCTGTAATTGGATTGCAACCGCATTTAAAAAAAGGAGCAAATTTAAGTCCTTCTAAGATATGGCCTTTACCATGGGATTATATTCCAAAGCCTTTGGAGTCAACGGCCGAAGACTTTGCTAAAGCAAAGAAATTGTTGGAAATTGCAAGTAAACTAGAAAGAAATGTCAAATCCAAGAATAGAAGTTGACTTTGTTGTAAATGTTGATGGGGTATCAAAAGGAGTTACCAAGGCAACAAGCCAGCTAGATCAATTAGGCACCGCCGCGCAATCGGTTGCGCCTAAATTTGAGCAATTATCAAAATCTACTAGTAGATATAATGGTATAGGAATTGATTTCGCTAGAGTAATTCAAGATGCTCCTTTTGGAATTATTGGTGTTGGTAACAACATAACACAATTAGCTCAATCATTTTCAAGTTTAGGTAATGCTGGAGATTCAACAACGTCAAAATTAAAATCAGCATTTGGTCAAATTTTTAGTTCTGGAAATCTTTTAGTTTTAGCTGTTTCAGCAATAACAACTCTATGGACTCTTTATGAAAAAGGGGTTTTTGATGCAGCAGATGCCACAGAAGATTTATCAGATAAACTAAAGGAATATGAAGAAGGATTAAGAGGTGTTGCTGCTGCAAACCTAAAAGGCGCTCAAGATGCACAAAAGGAAATTTCAACTCTTAAAGGCTTAGAATTACAGGCTACCAATACTGCTTTATCTACTAAGCAAAGAACTGATGCTGTAAATGAGCTTCAAAAGCTTTACCCTGAATATTTTGGTAATTTGACTAAAGAACAAATTAAAAATGGGGATGTTGGTGAAGCATATATAAAGGTAACACAGAGTTTAATTGCTAAGGCAAAAGCTCAAGCAGCAACAAACGCAATTGCACAAAATTCAATTGATCTTTTAACAATTGAAACAAAACTAGAAGAACAAAGAAGCAATAGATTAACTCAAACCGCATCCGCTCAAGCTCAGTTAGACGCATTAATTGAGAAAAGACAAAAAGAAGGTTTCTTAACTCAAGGTGATTTGCAGAGATA